TCGAAGCGCTTTGCTCCGGGCAGTTCACCCAGGCCGCGCAAAACGTCATCCTGGTCGGCGGCACAGGAACGGGAAAAACCCATATCGCGATCGGCGTCGCCGCATCCCTCATCCACAACGGAAAGAAGGCTCGGTTCTATAATGCCGTGGACCTGATCAACGCCTTGATCAAGGAGCAAGCGCAGGGGCAGGCAGGAAAAATCATCCGGCAGCTGGGGCAGCGGCTGGTGAACTCTGGATAACAAGTGGTCATGCATCACTTCCAGATAATGTAGTTATGCTCGGAGTATAAAATGCCATATATTGTACAGGGTGATTCAGCAGAAGTAAGAAGCGCTAATTATCGAGATCTAAATTTTGACTACGACTATCCAGATGGACTTGATCTAGACCCGAAGTCAGAATTCCATGAGCAGCTTCGTACTAAGATTTGGTCTAGAGCTTCTGAATCTCGTAAGATGATAAGTAAGAGATTCCCATCTTGGAACGAGATAGATCAGATTCTGACTACTTACATCCCTTTAAGTGATAAGGAAAAGGTAGTAAAGAATAAAGACTCTACTAAACCAGTCTCTATTATCTTCCCTTATTCATACAGCAATCTAGAGTCACTCTTAACTTATGTAACCATAGCATATTTTCAAGACCCTATGTTCCAATATGAGGGCGTGGAAGATGATGATGTAATAGGTGCAATGCTAATGGAACTAGTTATTCGTCTCCATTGCATCAAGACCAAAGTTCCTCTAGCAGTACATACTAATCTCCGTGATGCCTTTAGCTATGGCATAGGAATAGGAATGCCTGGATGGGTTAAGCGGTATGGAATGAAGCCTGTTAAGTCTAGTGTAATTACAGAGAGTGAACTAGGCACTTCCAATCAGCAGTTTACTAACTTCGTCCATGGGCTGATATTTGAAGGTAATGATCTAAGTACTATAGACCCTTACCTTTGGCTACCTGACCCTTCAGTTTCAAGTGATAGGATTCAAGAAGGTGAATTTCAGGGCTGGGTAGATCGTGATAATTACATGAACATGCTTTCTGAAGAAGAGAATGATAGTAGTATATTTAATGTAAAGTACCTGCGTGGAAAGACAGACAAGCGTTCTTCCCTAGCCGTAGACGAAAGTATGAGGGAACATAAGTTTGGTGGAACTTCCAAGTCAATGCGTCAAGGTATGACTGCTACTACTAATCCAGTAGATAACATAAATATGTATATAACTTTAATCCCAAAGGAGTGGAAGCTTGGAGACAATGAATATCCAGAAAAATGGTTCTTTCGACTCTCGGCTGATGATGTTATCACAAGATGCGAGAGGGCTAACCATTATCATGGTATGTATCCTTTGGCTGTTGCTAGCCCTGAGTACGATGGGTATTCTATCACTCCTATCGGTAGGCTCGAAGTACTTAAAGGCCTGCAAGGAGTTCTTGACTGGCTGTTTAATTCACACGTAGCTAATGTTCGTAAAGCTATAAATGACATGTTAGTAGTTGATCCTTACCTAGTCAACATAATGGATCTTAAAGACCCAGAGCCAGGTAAGCTAATCCGCCTACGTCGTCCTGCTTGGGGACACGGAGTTAAGGACGTAGTAGCCCAGCTAGGAGTCCAAGACATTACTCGTGCTAACATAGGTGATGCTACGTTTATTACCCAGTGGATGGATCGCATTTCAGGAGCTGATCAATCTATGGCCGGAGCTATTAGACAATCAGGTCCTGAGCGTCTAACTAAAGGTGAGTTCAGTGGCACTCGTTCAAGTGCAATATCCAGACTTCAACGTCTAGCTATGATAATGGGCTATCAGTACATGCAGGATATAGGAACTATCTTCGCTGTCAATGTTCAACAGTATATGACCCAGCAGACTTTTGTTAAGGTAACTGGTAGACATGAAGAGGCTTTACTAAAGTCCTTTGGTAAACAAAGAGTTCCTGTTTCTCCACTTGATTTATCAATCAACTACGATTTAATTGTAAGGGATGGTTCTATCCCTGGAGGTAATTTCTCAGATGCTTGGATTCAACTATTTCAGATCATAACTAGTCAGCCAGAACTATATCAATCTTTTGATATAACTAGAATCTTCACCTATATAGCAACTCAACTTGGTGCAAAGAATGTTGAAGACTTCAAACGTAATGTAGATAGAATCCAGCCAACTCGAATGGACGATGAACAAGTAATGAGACAAGCAGAGGCTGGAAACATAGTACCAGTAGGAACTGAATAATGGAAGATTATGAAGTAAGAATAAATGCTACTAAGGCACAGATAGAAGATCTTAAATCATCTATCCTCTGGCAAGATATTCAGCGTGAACTTGATTTCTGGGCTGAGGGTTTAGCCCATGAAAAGGAATCACTGCCAGAGAAGATAGTCAAAGAAAACCTCTCGTCTGCTGCCTCACTAATCCTTTACGTCAGCGTTGATGAACGTAAGGCTGCTATAAACTATTTCAAAAGAATACTTGATGTATTCCTAGACATGCTAGAGGAGAAGAAAGATGACTCTGAACGCGAACGAGCCGACAGATCAGAGAATGGTGAATGAGCTTCCTGGCTACCAACGAGAGACCAGAGCAGCACTTAATGCGGTAGTAGGCTCTGGAACTCTGGTAGCTACTAATCTCGAAATAGCTGCTGGAGCTACTTCCTTGACAATAGGGAGCGAACTAAGCACTGCTGATATAGAAATACTAATCACGACTGGTGCAGGTCTTGTAGACCTAGCAACTATCTTAGGTGGAACTGAGGGTCAGATAAAGGTCTTCATCTTTCATGATACTAACGTAGACCTAGTAGACGGAAACTCTAAGGCAGATGGAAAGTTCTACTTAAACCATCTACCTGCAGCCTCTGACTTCGATCCAGGTGTTGATGACATATTAGCCCTAATCAACATTGATGGAGATGGTGGTTCCACTTATGGTTATTGGAAAGAGTTATTTAGAACTCTTAGTGTAAAGTAAGATAATTAAATCATTTAATTAACTAATGGAGGTTAGCATGGGTAAACTGGAAGACGAATTAATGGAAATGGAAAAGGCGTTTGAGGAGCCTGAAGATGGAGTAGATGACTACAGGACTGATCCACCTGGTACTGCTTCGCCTGGAACATCAGCACCGGCGACTGGTGAACCAGGCACTGAGGCTCCAGGGACGGAGGTTCCAGGAACGACCTCGCCTGGGACCTCTGCTCCCACCACTGAAGCACCTGAAGAAGATCCAAGAGATAAGGAGCTTAGGGAGCTTAGGGAAGAGATCGAGAAGTTAAAAGGACCTAAAACTCAGGCCCCTAAAACTGAAGTTCCTTCTACCAACGCACCTATTGCCGAAGAGGATTTCTTAGGTGACCTGGATCTGGATGAAGTTTCTAGAGACCCGAAGTTATTCAATCAACTACTAAACAAACTCAGAAAGGGCAGCATTGAGTATTCAAGGGCAGAGGTAAAGCGTGCTGTAGAATCAGTGGTCCGTTCTATCCCTGACATTGTAAAGAACAATGTGGCTCTGACTGCTACATTGAAGGAGGTTAATGAGAAGTTTTACAAAGACAACGAGGACTTGAAGCCCTGGAAGAAAATGGTCGCTGCAGTCTTCGAGGAGAAGTTTTCAGAAGACCCAAGCAAGACTTACACTAATCTTCTCCCTGAAGTTGCGGTAGAGACTAGAAGACGACTCGGGCTTCAAAAGAACGCTAACAACTCAAAGGACAAAGATACCCCTCCTAAACTTCCACGGAAGAAGGGAGGCCCACGACAACAACCTAAGCCTGACACTGATCCTCTTATGGATGAAATGGATGAGATGGATAAGGCGTTAGGCCTTGACTAATGGAGGAAATTTATTATGAGTCTCGAAGACAGATTCGCACAACATGATAAAATTCCTGGAGACAAGTTTGTTAATCCAATAGTAGATTATCAAATGCGTGTCTGGGACTATGTAGTTCGTCCAGCTGCTGACCAGCATACTGGGCCTATTACTATTACACTGCCATCTGTGGCTGAGGCAAAGGGTAGGTTCTATTCTATCATCTGCCGAAACGCTGATCCAGTCAACCTTGTCACTATCGCAGATCGTAACGATAGTGAATGCTGGCTTGGTGACATTGCTATGAATGGAAAGTGTGATCGACTACTGGCTTACAGCGATGGGCTTGCCTGGCTGATAGCTTTCAGTACTTCATGGCCTGGTGCTAGCACTACTACACCGCCTGGTACACTGACACCTTCAACTGTGGCACCTACTACTGCTGCACCTGAGCAATAACCTTTAACAGTTAATTAAATTATTTAATTAACTTTCTTGATAGGAGAATAAATTATGTTTCTAGGTATGAGAGGAAATGGAGACTGGGTTGACGGCCAGCGTCCAAAGAACTGGCG